GATCTGACCTGTCAATCTCCACCTCGATGGCCTCAAACCCGTAGTTCTGGCCGTCCTCACCGTCCTTTTGCTTGGACATCAAGATCAAGCCTTCACGGGTTTGCGGGAACCTGATGATCTCCATCTGCGTGTCCACCGCACCCAGCAGACTGGAGTGCCCACGCAGCCCTTTTGTCGTGTCCTTGCCTGCGTGATGCAGCAACATGAGTGAGCACTTGTAGCGGTTCTGGATCTTTCCTGTGGCCTGGATGAAGGCCCCCATGTCATCACTCGAGTTCTCATTTCCACCGCCAAACGCCCGTGCCAGCGTGTCGATCACGATCATGCGCAGGTCGACACCCAGCTCCTGCACCAACTCATCGATTGCCAGGATCAGGTTGGTGAAGTCATCAACGCTGGATCTGAGATTGATTTGCGAGCGCACGACATAGAGCTGGGAAGAGTCAGGCGTCTTGTGGTGCTGCTTGATCGCGGCAATCCTGGCCCCTATTCCCCCATGACCTTCACCAGCTATGTACAGAACAGGCCCAGTGCCGTTGATCTCTTTGCCAAGCCACGGCCTGCCACTGGCGATGCACTCGGCAATGTCCATGGCAATGAATGACTTGAAGCTCGCTGGCGGCCCATAGAGCGCCACAAAGGACTTCTCAGGGATCACGTCTTGGATCAACCATTGGACGGGTTCATCCTTGACTGACTGCCATGACTCAATCTTGAAGGGCTTGTACGTTTTGTCTGTTTCTTGGTGGACGTTTCCAGGTGCGGTTGCGTTTGTTGCGTTTGGTGTTGCAGGTGCAACCACTTCTGCTGCCGCCAGCAATCCTTCCGGCATCGTTACATCATCCACTGATGTGATGGGTTGGGCTTGCTTGGCGAGTTCCGCGAGCTGCTGCCGGGTTCCACCGTAAACCTTGACCCACTCCCATGCGTCATCTGTTGGATATATGACCGGCAGGTCCACGATCCTGAGTGACTTCACGACAGGCGTCAGCGCCGCTGCCACCAGCTTTGCGTACTTCCAACCCGCCAGATCGTTGTCGGGCAGCATGACCACAGTGGCGCCAGCAAAGTACTGGGTTATCTCTTGCGGCCAACTGCCAGATCCAGCGTGAGCACTGGTGGCGATGGCGCCGATCTCCACCAGGGCATCTGCTGCCTTTTCACCTTCCACCAGGTAGATAGCGCGGCCAGCAGTCTTTGCGTTCAGCAGCTCAGGGAAGCGGTACGGCACGATCCTGCAATCCCCCAGCGAGTAAGACCTTGACCCGTCCTTGTTGATCCTGGCCTGGCGGTAATCTTTCCCCTTGACACTGCTTGTCTTGAACCTCTGCTTGACGAATAGGGGTTCACCGTCCTCGTCCACATAGACCCATTCGTGCTCGAGTACTTGCGGCGTGAGTGCTGGCAGTGGCTTGATGTTTGCCAATGGATCGCGTTTCTCAATGTCTGGCAGCAGGCCATAGTCCCTGATGGCGTGAAATAACTGATGCTGATCGCACCCAGAGTGGCACTTGAACAGCGGTTTGCCGTCTTCGCCGTCACTGATGCTGAGACTCGGGTTCTTGTCCCCGTGACCTTGTCCATGCGTTGGCAGTGGGCAACTTGCCAACCATCCTTTGCCAACTCTCTTTGCGTTGCCAAGCGCTTTTGCTATTTGTTCGGCTTGCATTGCATCTGCTCCACTTCTTGTATTCTTTTGCCGATCCATGCCATCACGGGCACTGCCATTGAGTTACCCAGTGCCTTGTACCTGGGGCCGTCTGGCGTGGCCTTGCCTTTGGGTTGGATGTCTGTGTAGTTATCGCCAAAGCCCTGGAGCCTCTCGCATTCAACAGGGGTGAGGCGTCGCACGGCCATTCCGTGATGGACTGCTGGCTTGTTGTTGCCGCCACTTCCCGCTTCCAAGGTCGGGGCCATCTCGTTCTCGTAGCCAATGCTGTGCGCTTGCGCTGACTGCCCGGGCTTGAATGCGCCCACTGCCACCGCCATCGGGTTCTTGGCTTGCAGGGTCTGCGTCATGTCCACATTTGTCTGAGGTTCTGACATTTGGCCGCTGAATGAGATGGGTTGGGCCACACCATGCTGATCGGCTTTGGTAAGGCATGGTGCAATGTCGTGCATTGGTTCTGTGGCATTGCCACCGTTCTCAGGCTTACGCCCAATCCAATTGCCAGGTATGCCGTAAGAAGTAAATGCTGGCAAACATGTATACGCATCAATTTCTGGTGCTCCAACTTTGCCAAAACCAGCAGTCAACGACCCGATGAGACTGACATCAAGGCGCATTCCAGTTGCGGAGGCAACTTCTTTCCTCTTTTCTCTGCTCGGCGCAGAATCCCCTGACAGGCTGTGGCGCTCAAAAAGAACCGCTGCGGCAGCTCTCCAGTCTCCAAGGTATCCGACAACAAACACACGGCGGCGTCGCTGGGCCACTCCAAAGTACTGAGCGTCAAAAACTCTGTAGGCGAACCCATACCCGAGTTCCCCCAGCGCCCCGAGGAAGGTTCCAAAATCTTTTCCTCCGTTAGATGACAAGACGCCGGGGACGTTTTCCCAAACCAACCATCGGGGGCGATATTGGTCAGCAATGGCAAGGAATGTGAGCATGAGGTTGCCACGCGGGTCATCCAATCCTTTTCTAAGTCCTGCAACGCTGAATGATTGGCAGGGTGTTCCTCCAACAAGAAGGTCAATTGATCCAAGGTTCCACTCCTTAAATTTGGTCATGTCGCCCACATTGGGCACGTCTGGGTAATGGTGCGCGAGCACCTGGGATGGGAATTTTTCGATCTCTGAGTAGGCCGCTGCCGTCCATCCAAGTGGATGCCAAGCAACTGTCGCGGCCTCAATGCCAGAGCAAACAGATAAATATCTCACTTCTTCTTCTCCATTTTTTTAATTCTTTGCTCCAATTCGTACACCCGCCGGGCCAACATGAGCACCAGCAGTTGCCAGAATTCTTCTTTTGATTCCATGAGGGAAAAAAAAGCCGGGGACAAAGCCCCGGCCCTTAATTCATTACGTCTTAGAACAGATCCTCGTCAGAGTGAACGGGAATGGGTGCGGCGTGTTGCTTGGCCGCGGGAGCTGCTGGTGCCTGTACTGGCGCAGGGAAAGGATCAAACTCGTCAATGGGCGGTGTCTGCGCGTCCATGCCTGCTGGCCGGGCGATCCAACCTGTCAAGGTGAAATTCGGGATGCGGGTTGTGCCCTTGCCGATCTTCTCCATGCGGCTGCCGGTGTACTCGACCACTGGCAGCTTGTCAGGGTTTGCAGCACGCTGTTCACTGCACTGCTTGTAGAGCTGCTCAAGGCCCATGTTGGGGCCGACACCGTTGCTGGACCACTCGACAGTTCCCAGTGCCTTGGAATAAAACACGATGGAGAAACCGCGCTTGTGGTTTGCAGTGGGCTGCGGACCCTTCTTGCCCAGGGCTGCATCAGGCTGCCAGTCCCTGACTCCAACGCCCAGCTCGAGCCAGCCAGTTGTGACGTTGTCAATGTCAAAGACCACTTTGCCAAGTTGGATCTCTCCATCTTGATTAGTCCAGGCATTGGCCTGGGGAGAGAATCGAATGTAGGAGCCTGAGCCGCCACCAGAGGATAGATTTAGCATTTTGCGTTCTCGCTTTCAAGGTTGTGTGTCATTGACACGGTTGGGGGAATGGGATTATTGGGCAATCTCAACGGCACGGCCTAGAGTCAAACCCGATGATTCTTTTGTGGTGAGGTCATCGACCATGGCCTTCTTGTCCTTGCCCAGCAGCTTCTCGGCCACCGCAGGCGTCACCATCTCTGTCAAGACCAGTTTGGACTTGTCGATGCCAGCGTCAGTGAGCGCTTGCAAGGCAGCAGCCTCATCGGTCCATTTGCGTGTTGCACGCTTGGGAACCATCTGCCAGCCATGAATTGATTCACCGTTCCTGATTCGTTGCACAGCATGATCACGCACAGCGTCAATGAATTTCTCGACCACTGGCGCACGCTCCAAGAGGTCAGCAATCTGCTCAACTGATAGGGTCAGCATGACGGCCTGGATCTGTTCCTTGTCCAGGGTTCTGAGGTCTGGCTTGGCCGCGAGCACCTCAAACCCTTTGCGTTGGGCAGGGCAAACGATCTTGGCCGGGCAGTACTGGCAGGCAGAGTCACTGGGGTTTGGTTGGGCGTCATCCACAGTGGCCTGGACAATGGCCGGGCGCAGCGTGTTTTGATACCAGTCCCAGAGTTCT